CTTTTATAACGTGGCTATTCAAAGGATAGAATTGATATGTTACCTATACTTCTCGCTCCCCTCCTAACTTCTCTAGCTTCTAAAGGCATGAGCCTCCTCGCCGGTGCTATAGAAGCCAAAGGCAAGGATATCATCGAATCCAAGCTAGGGATTAAAATTCCCTCTTCTGTCTCTGAGCTTACTCCTGAGCTTGTCCAAAAGCTTAAGCAAGCTGAAATGGAGCATGAAGAGTTCCTTCTAGAAATGCAAGTAAAGAAAGCCGAGCTAGATATAGAAGCTGAAAAATCGGCGTCGATTCAAGTAACGGATAGATGGAAAGCTGATATGACCTCGGATAGCTGGCTATCTAAGAGCATCCGTCCCCTGACTCTTATCTTTATCCTAGCAATCTATACCATCTTTGCCCTTATGTCAGCCTTTGATGTAGATGTAAATGAGTCCTATGTAGAGCTTCTAGGCCAGTGGGGTATGTTAATTATGTCTGCATACTTCGTAGGTAGGACAGTGGAGAAGGGAATTGCTTCTGTAAAGAAGCCTCAAGGAAAGGTAGGAGATTAGATATGAGTCCTCTAATGTCAGCTCAAGCAGCGTTCCTCCTCGATTTTTGTAAGCTAATCTCCCATGCAACTAGCTTAGGTTTTGTTGTTACATCAGGAGAATTACTGCGCCCAGTAGAGATGCAAGAAATCTACGTCAAGACAGGCAGAAGCAAGACTATGCACTCTAAGCATCTTAGGAAGCTAGCAGGAGACCTGAATTTCTTCCTTCCCTCTCCTACCGGTAAGCTAGTTTATATATGCTCTGTTGAAGAACTAGAAACTCTAGGCAGATACTGGGAAAGCCTTTCTCCCAAGAATCGCTGGGGCGGCAACTTTGACAAAGACTGGAGCAAAGAAGATAATTTCAAAGATGCTCCACACTTTGAAAGAACCCTCTAATGGCACAAATCAGAGACTTATATCCCTTCTCTACTAGAGATGGTAAGGTAATACCCCTAGACATCCTACGCCCCAAGTCTGTGGCTAGGATTTCTTTCTTGGATGCTACCTCATCTGCTGCCCTAGACCTTGTAGAAGATACCCCCATCCTTATTCTACGTACAACAGCTCCTTGTATTATAAGGTTTGGCTCTGCTCCTGTTGTCCTCTCCCAAGCTTTGGTAGCCGGGCAGATGTTCCTAGATGCCGGCGAAATTCATATAATAGCTCCTCCATCTAATCTTCTATATGTGATGGGAGATGGGGTTGCGGGTAATTTGACGGTGCAGGTGATTGAGAGATGGGTAGGATTAGCAGCTGATATCAACTTTAGGAGACCCTAATGGCGCAGATTCCTAAGATAGTAGACCTCACTAAGGGCTATGTATTTACAGACCCCAGAGCCTTTGCAGATAATAGAGGGCATACCCAGCAACAGGACGCCCCAGTAGAAATCCTTCCGGTAGTAGCTATGGAAGGATATAACTTCATGCCTACAGCTTATGGGTATAGAAGCTACTTTGGAACTAACTCTACCCTAGATATAGCAGCTCTAGGCGCTAGGGTAGATTTTCTCATTATGATGCAGATGTCTAACTTTAAGAACGTAGCTATTGCTTTATGTGAGGATGGGATTTGGTGGGCACAACCTACTATTTCAGGGGCGGTGTGGGCGCAGGCCGCTTCTTATCCTATTCCAACGGCAGGAACTCATAAAGATTGGACATATGCTCTACTTGAGAATACTCTCTATTGCTATCTTCAAGGAAGCCCCGAGGTGTGGAAACTATCCTACATGGACTTCGTTGATGCACCCTTCTCTATTACCTTCTCAAAAGAGGTTCCTAGCACCTTCATAAACTATGCTACCTTAGCTGCCATGAATGCAGATACCACCATCACTTCTGATAAGGTAGGTAAGCTGTGCTATAACTATGAAACCTCTTTGTATTACCATCTGGATTCCATCGCCCCTACTTGGACAGTCTATTCTTCTACTACTCATGGTAACTTTATCCTCAACATGGCAGGACAACTAGGGATATTCCGAGCTAATCTACGCCTAGCTTTCTGGGATTCTACCAACTCTATAGGATGGAGCGACTTATACGACAAGATGGACTTTGAGCCGTCTCTCGAAACGCGCGCAGGTAATACTATATTTTCTGGTATCCTAGGTAGGATAGTTTCTATCTTGCCTCAGGATACTGGCTTCGTAATATACTCCACAAAGAATATCATAGGAGTTAGATTCGCTAATGATGTAGCTCAAATCTGGGATGCTTCTGTAGTGCATGACTCTGCAGGTATAGCCTATCCCATGCAGGTTACCGTAGGTGCTTCTGACTCTGACCAGTTCGCTTATACCAATATAGGATTCCTAGCCATTGGTAAGTTCAATCCGCTCACTCATAAGAATGAGATGTCGGTCATTATGCCAGATGTGTATGATATCCTAAAGGAATCTGGGGAACCTGTGCGTCTCGATTTCTTACAGGGAAGATACTTGTTCATCTCTTTAGTAGACCCTACCTATATCACAGGAGCTATACGAGTAACCTTTGATGAAGTATCTTCCTTAACAGTTCGAGTGCTATACAATGACCCCTCAAACTTAGACCTATACATTCCTCCTACCTATATAGGGGAGCAGAGCTTTACAGTAAATCTTGCCTCTCAGATAGGTAGCGGTATTACAGGAGGAGCGTACTACCGGTGGGCTGCTAAATGTTATAAGATTGGGCTAGACCGAGCGACTCATTTTAATCCCATTAGTAGAGACTCGTTTGGAGGGCTAGTACCTGTAGCTAGCGTAGATGCCACCCCCTCCATCTCCGAAGCAGAAGCTAAGGCCATCGTGCGGGGCGAGCTTACTTACAAGACTCCTTCTCTTGAAGTAGCTTTTGAGGAAAACAATGCTAGAATAGTACTGCCGTGGGATATGACAACTCAAGGGGTTTCCGATGCCTATCTAAATCTACTAACAGCTAGACAGAAGAGTGAGTGGGATCTTCTAGGCATGATAGGTCTAGCTGATAAGAACCGGCTAGAGATGGCAGTTAGCAGCGCGTTTACGGCTATTCCCCTTGTGGTGAACTCTCCTACTCTATTCCAGACGGAGCTAATGATACTCGAGCGGTTTTTTCCTGTGAATGTCCCTCAGCCAGCCTTCCACGTAATTCCATACGTGGCTGGTATAACCTATACTAACGTTCCGCTAAATAGCCTTGCTTGGGTTACAGGCACGGCTCTTAAGAATGTCCTAGCAGGGATAGCTCCTGCAGGAGCTATTATAGAGGCTGATGATACTACTGGGCGTGGGGTTATTATCCAAGACCCAATAAAAATCACTATCCCTACTGCGGTTACTTCTGTGCCCAATATAATAGCCCCAGGTACCTCTGCTACTCTGATACAAGAAACCCCGACTATTGAGAATACTGAGTTATCAGTAGGGCCTGCAACAAGATACCTAGTAGAGAGGGGGGATCCTATAACTTCGATGTCCTATGGACAGCTTATACCAAAAACGAATGATACTACCCTTGGTCAGGCAGGTTGGCCGGTATTCTATAGGCTAGGCCCTAATTGGGTGCAGAGTGTTGACCCCTGGCATACAACGCTAGTCTACGGCGGCACAGCCATAGTACGGTTTAATTTTACTACTATGTATCCTGAGCTGGAGCCTGATACACCCCGCACCTGGTCGTATACTATAATAGACCCGACACTGCCAGATCCGAATCGAACCTTAGTTGCGGTAATAGGCATGTCCGAGGACGTAAATTTTATATACTTTACCGTAGATACTGTAGCTGAATCTACGGGTGTTCATTTTCTGGAGCAGTGGCCTTTACTCAGGACTCAGTTAAGGGATTTCTATACACTAGGAACGGATTGGTACTCTACGGTAAAAGTATCTGTTGAATCTCATGGTGCAGTATCCCCACAGCCCTCTATAAGCTATGCGGAGGATAGCCCAATGTCTGCTACGCAAATGGCACTAGATTGGGCTACTGGAGATTCCCCAGCCTCCTATACCTATACAGATCATGCTATCGTAATACCCGGAGTAGATCTACGTAGTTATATAAATCTACCTCCGTATGCTACGGTTACCTATCCAGGAGCTACTTTCCTTATGCAGGATGGCTCTATTGCTCCTATATATCCAACATTCTCTGGTGCGTTAGTTTTAGATACGCACCTGAAGAAACTAGGGAAATTAAAAGCAAACTACAAAGCTCTTATAGAATATGCTCCTATCAACAGCAATACATATTCTCTTAGCTTCACTAACTTCGGGGTGTCCGCTGGTATAGTAGATGCTGCTGGGGTACTCACCGTATTTGACGCCCTTCCAGTAGATAGCTATATCAAGTATGGATTGTATGGTCTGTATAGACTAGGATATACAGACCTCCATGAAGTAAAGGTAACTCAGCGTAGGCCTCTAGAGTACACAGTAGTTGCCGCTGCTTCTACTGATGGCAAGTCTGAAGACCTCTTTAATAAGAACACGGAGTCCTACACTGCTTCTGATATTAGTGTACTGATGGCTGATATATCTGGTAGGTGGCACACAGTCAAGATTTCAGGAAACTATGATTTGACCGGTCTTGAGATACGTGGCACTATCTCTGGCAGAAGATAACCTAATAGAAGGAGATACATCATGCAAGAATCAAGATACCCAGACCCTGCAACCAACAATACAGTAACTACCTCGGGTGGTACTACAACAGCCACTACCTCTGGTAGACAAGGAGTCTCTGAGAATACCTCTGTGCAGAATATGACACCAGAGTCCTTAGCTGCTCTTCAAGGCCTTATAAATCAGCTGATGTCTGGTGGCAACAATGAGATACTAGCGGAGAGGGCGAAGAGATCTCAGACTCAGCAGGTAATAGAATCCCTTCTAGGCCAAGTATCTTCTGGGCAGGCATTCGAGGAATCCAAAGGACTGATGGCTCTTAACTTACAGAAGGCTATGGAACAGAACATGCCGTCTATCCAAAGAGCTATAGAGGGTTCAGGTACTTCTGCAGGGTCAATGCAGGCTCTACTAGCCCAAAAGCTTGCTTCCGAGTCTGCCCTATCTGCATCGGCTCTTGGTGCGGAGCAGGCTAAAGCATATGCTGCCCAAAGAAGCTCATTAGCTAGTACCCTAGAGGCTGCCTCTCGGCCAACTAATGCGACTACTGATGCACTTATCAAAGCTTTGGGAATCGCTAAGGGGGCAGTTCAGAATACCCAGAGGAACGCCAACTCCAATAGCTCCTCTGTTACTAATACAGTAACTCCAGATACTACGAAGACTACGGTGTATGATAATAACTCAGGGCAGCCCTCAGACTCTGGGGTAGCTGGGCCAGATAGCTCTGCCTTTGACTCTCCGCCTAATAGTTACTATACCAATCTCCGTAATACTGGAAGCAAGCAGAGCTTGTATGATTACTTTACTGGGAGAAACTCGAATGGCTTCTAATACTACCCCCACAGACTATGAGAGCCAAGTAGCTATAGCTGCTCTAACAGCAGGACTTGGGCAGACACAAGCCTTCCGTGATTCTGGCTCTGATATTGCAGCTGCTAATAGGATAAACACTGGAGCCAGACTGCGAGGCTCTAACACCATTGCTTCTATTGATAAGAATGGAAGAGTGGTAATTACCGGAGGTAGGGGCATAACCACAGGCTATGAGACTGGGGTAGAGGGTATTGCACCAGCAGGATTTACCTCCACCTCAAGACCCTCTGGTGAGCGTAGTAAACTCACCTCCTCTATCCCTCCGACAGGTAGGGTTCAGCAAGATATAACAGGCATCGCAGCTCCCTCGGAACACTTCTTGTCTGAGATGAAGAGAATCGACGACATCCAAGATCCTAAAGAGAAGTTCTTTGCAGTAGCTCAACTGCGAGGAGCCGCAGAGGAGACTATAGCTAAGTTCAGGGGGCAGGCTGATAAACAAGCTAGCCTAGAATTCAAGGTCTCGGAGCTAGAGCAAGCTCTTAGGACAAATGAGGCAGCTGATAGGAATGACCCTAACTACTGGAAAGTAAAAGCAGACTCCAAGATAACCCAGAATGTTCGTCAGCAATATGATGCTGCCCTAAGTGCATCTAGGGCCAGAGCTGATACTATCTACACCTCCAATCCAGAAGCTGCTAAACTCAGAGGAATTATTGACCCATTCCTAGAATATACAATGAAGAATCTCGCTCGACCGGAGACAAAGGCAGATGATAGAGAAGCCAAGGCTGAAGCCCTAGCAGCACAGTTCGGTACTGGCCATTTAGAGCTAGCTGGATTGATAGCCTCAGGAGCTGATCCTGTGCAAACTGCTGCTAGGGAATACAATAACCCACAGTTCAGAGAAGCTGCTATGGCTATGAACACGCCTGAAGATCTAGTACCTCTAGCCCTTGGGCCTAAGAATGCCTATGCTAGGCAGGGGGTTATCCACAAGCAGGCAGTCCTTCTAGGAGGAACAGAGGATAAAAACTCTTCTGAGTATAAGAGAGCCCACGCTCAAGCAGAGGGTGATTTCAGAGCTATGCAAGACTTAGTAAAGAACTCTACTAACTTTACTACTGCTATGGAAACCTATTATCCAGTGTCAGAAAAGCGGAACAAGATCCTCGCCGATTATACTACACTAGATAAAAGCAAGGTAAAAGAGCGGGAAGCGTTCCGCGCAACTATGGCTCCTATCCTCCTATCCAAAGCTAAGGAAGCTGACTTCCTAGGTAATGTAGCAGGATGGGGTAGCGACTCTGTGCTAGGAGACCCAACTCTTGCTATCTCCTCTGTGTATAAGAATGTACGAGTGAGAGCAGGAGCAGGTGCCCCAATATCTCTTACCGCTCTAGCAGCCGGTATCAGAGAACTCCCTGATAAAGGACAGCAAGCTAAAGCGAGGGATGAGCTACTACAGGTAGGGCGCGCCGCCTTGCAGAGACAAGCCTCTGGAGTCTATGGTAGATTTGGGGATGGCCTAGATCTAGAAACTGCCCTCAATACAGCCCTATCAGATACTATCCTATCCGACTTCTTTGGGAATATTGCAGGGAAGGCAGCTTTCGGTGGAGCTACTGGCCTAGCCATAGGTGCACTACCCACTCCTCTAGCTCCTATAACAGCACTCGGAGGGGCGGCTATAGGAACAGGAGCTGGAGCTGTGGTAGGTACAGCAGAATCCATATACAATCTATTGAATAAGGAGAATCAATAATGGCCGAAGAGTACAAGTACGACTCCCCACTAGCCAAGTATGCCCTTCACGCAACTGCTGGTGCGGATGCTATGGGAGTGCTAGACACCTTAGGGCATGGAACCGTGGCTACTGTGGTAGACGCAGGTACAACCCTATGGAACTCCCTTACTCCTCAGCGCCTCGAGGCCTCTACAGAGGATCTCCTATCTCGTATAGACTCTAATGCCCTGCAGGTATATAATGAGCACCCAGACGCAGTAAGACTGGCAAGCTTTGTAGCTGGTAGTGTAGGGCCAGTAGGCCTCGCCCTTAAGGGAATGAATGTGCTACGAGCAGGTTCCAAGACTGTCAGTTGGTTTTCTAAGGCAGGTACAGAGTCTCGCCTAGCTGAGGTAAAAGCTGCTTTCGCTGGGGGTGTAGGGAACACAGAGAGAGTAGCAGCTGCTCAACGTATGGTCTATAAGGCTAAGGGATTGAATGTCCTTGCAGATAACGTAGCTGCTGAGGCTGCTATTATGGGGGCTATGTCCTCGCACCCCTACATGGAGGATTACTACAAAGATCTAGGGACTAACTTTGCTATTAACATGGCTATTGGCAGTATAGTAGGCGGCATAGGTGGTATTGCCATTGCTAGGTCTGAGATTACTGGGGTTAAGAAAGAGATTGAGCATGAGTTTACTTCCACTGCCAATGCCCTAGCCAAAGCAGCAGACCCCTCTACGCACGTAGGTGTACAACTGCAACAACACATGCAGAATGTATCGCAGATAGAAGGAGCCTTAAGTGCAGCAGAATCTGCGGACTCCAAGTTTGTGCTTACCCAGTTTACTAAAGACCACCTAGCCAATCTGAAGATTGTAGAAGAAGCTAATGCGGTGCGGGTACTGGAGGAGGTTGCTTCTGAGGATCTTCTAGCCCTAGATGCAGCTACTCAAGGCTCTATTAGGAAACTGCTGAGCGATCCTAAGTTCTCTGGCTTCGATAAGCTCTCCTTCCTTCCTATCAAAGATACTGCTAATACCTTTGTTAAGGAACCAGGCACTATTCAGAAGCTCTTTGACTTTACTAAGAAGATTGTCAGTAAGAAGGGAGTTGAGAGAACCGTAGCCAATGATGGAGTATATTCCCCTGTATGGAATGGCTTCATTGGGAAGGAAGAAGCCTATAAGTATTCTACACTAGCTGACCTAGGAACTTCCGTTGCGTCCCTCGCAACCTCTGTTGATAAGCTTGTGGGTTTCCTAGCACGAGTAGATGCTGGGATGGAACATTCCGTAGGACACACAGCTGTAGTAGAAAAGGATTTCGCGCAGGCCTATTTGCGGATGAGCCAATTAGATATTCAGGATGTAGTAGGTAAAATCTTAGCAGCATCTCCTGATGACCTAGCCTCTATGAAGGCTATATACCTACGCGTGTCTGAATTCGCTAGAGAGGGTAATAGTATAGATGCAGTGAAGACTGTACTCACTAAAGAAACTCCTAGTTACGAAGCTATCCAGCGTACCATCGCTCAAAGAGCTGGCTTCCCTAGAACCTACTTGGATGACATAGCTAAAATTAACGAGACTAGGCTTCAGTATCAGGTATATGATGGCCATGGCAGGGGCAAGGTACTTGCAGAAGGGCTATCCAAGAATGCTCAATCTCATATAGATAGCTGGATAAGTGGGGACACAGCCCCCCTCCGTAAGGCAGGCATACAACTAGCCAATCCTAGTGTACAGGTAGGAGCCAAAATAGAGGCTGTAGAGGCTCTACGGGAATTCCAGCACCACCCTCGCTCTAGGGCTCTTAGAAAGACTCTTTCTGGGATAGCAGATTCTGAGGGCTTCGTGCTTATGTATAGAGGATTAGGGAATGACCCTAAAGGTCACTTTGGGATGGAGAGTTATACACTAGACCCTGGCAAAGCTGGAGCCTTCTCCCTAGGTAATCCTACAGGGCTGCGCATGTATAAAGTGCATGTGGACGAGGTCATTGGTATGGTAGAGGATATAGGGCCTAAAACTATGTCCAATATGGAGATTCTAGTAATGCGCTCCGCAACTAGGGAGAACGCAGTTATTCCTACACATGACCTATCCCATGCCCCATCTAAGTTCTTCTCTGATGTAGGGGAACTTATTGACACTGTAACCCACAGTGCTCCGAGTACTAGGACAGTATCCTTATCCGAGCTGGCAGATGCTATTTCGGAAACAACCCTAGCTAAGGTCAAGGAGTATCAACTTCTGGGAATGGGCGTCGAGGAGATTTCCCTACGTACTGGTACTCCAGTAGATACAATCATGGATATTATCACCTCAGGTAAGACCCATGTGGATGTCTCAGAGCTTATTAAGTTCGGCTCCCAGCAGAGCATAATAGATGCAGCAGCAGTTACTAATCGTGCTCTGTTAGTAGGAACCAATATGAACAAGGTTCCTACGGCTGAACTCCAGGCTGCCTTGAATGCTTCTAGTTTCAAGAATCTAGGGCAGCAAATGGTAGAGCATGACATCCTTACCTCCTCTTCTGAATTTGTGCGAGGAATAGGTGAGCAACTCCTGAATACAGAAGCAAAGACTCAGCTTACGTGGATAGAGAAAGGAGTGGATGATTTACTAGGAACTGCTGTTGGTAGTACGCTATTCCGCAGTGCTAACTCTGCTCTTGAGAAACTCGGCCCTGTAGGAGAGCTAATTACTGGCGTTGGTAAGCGTCTAGTAACAATTAAGAACCTGGCTAAGGAGCGGCTTACTACGCCCCTATCTCAGGCTATGTCCACGCTAACAAAGAATGATGCTTATATAATTGAATTCAACAATGCTATCAACACACAAGCTAAGGTTGTTGGAGCAAAGATCTATAAGGCTGGGCAATTCTGGGAATTCAATGCAGGTAAAGCATCTATTGATAGTCTGGTTAGGGCTACGGATGAGGAATTCCTAGCCTATGCTCACTCTGTTGATAAGAGTGGTACGGAGATGTTGAGGGTACTTACAGGAGCTGGAGGTTCTGAGTTTAAGGTAGTAGTTCCTGAAGTGGACGCAGCTCTACGTCAAGTACAGAGTGCTGGGAGAGAGTTATATGCTATGAAGAATGTCTCTCATAAGGCATTAGGAAAAGGCAACCTAAGTGATATTGGCTTCTGGGTTCCAGCTAATAATCCTCGTGGTAAGCAGATTGCCTACGCTTTTAATAGAAGGACAGGCGAGACTACCATGCTTATGGCAAGGACTCCTACTGAGCTGAACTCTTTCATTGAGAGATTCAAAGGCTCCTTAGGAGAAGAAGGCAAGCATACTGATATTGTAACAAAGGCGCAGCAAGCTGACTTCAATAAGATTGCCGGCCGTCATGATCCTATGTACATGGCAGTTGCAGACGCCGGCAAGCAGCACGGAGGCTCTTCTGCTCTAGCAGAGATTTCCACGACAGCAGATTCTTTAGCTGATATTATACAAGGATACGACCACTATATCAACAGAGGCATAGATGATATAGCTAGAATCCAGTTGAATCCTATCATGAGTAAGCTGGATAATATGTCCTTAGTCGCTAATGTTGGTTACTCAAAAGCTGCGCTAGGTGCTGTAGAGAAGGGAGCTACAAGGAAACAAGACCCAGGTAATGTCATTAAGAACATCCTAATGGGGCGCTCTAACCTAGAAGAGCATGAAGGGTGGAGTGCTATACAGTCTGGGGTACAGATGATAATAGATAGAAGCTTGAAGGCTGTAGCTGAGGTGATGGCTCCTGTTATTGGTAAAGGAGCTAGGACTGAGGCTGATTGGCTCAAGGTTCAAGCTGAGCTAGAAGCTAGGGGAATAGTGCATCCTTTCCAAGTGTTCCTAAAAGGCGAGGAGCAGGCAGTCCCCGATGTAGCAAGACTGGAACAAGCTTACCTAGCTCAATCTCCACAGACTAAGACTTCCCTATCCCCTCGCGCCGTTGCTCTGTCTAATAGTTTGGCAGCAACAGTAGTTCTGCGCTTTGGAGAACTGGCTCAGCCTCTAGTGAACATGCTATCACTACCTATCCTTACTAGTGGGGCTATCAATAAGAAACTGGCTGCCTCTTATGCAGGGGCTACTCTGGATTCCTCAGCTAAGTTCTCTACAGCTGAGGCTATGATGGATGGTGTAGCTCTTATGCACTCACAGCATGGAAAGAAATGGGCTGCTCTTGCTGAGAAGGCTGCCCTATTCAAGGATGATTGGAGGACTGTTAATGGTATCTTCAAGGATATTCGTAACCTAGAACCTGGGATGATGTCTAAGGTTGAGGATGCCCTAGACTCTAAGCTTGTTAATATGATGTCCAAGCCAGCAGACTGGTCAGAGCAAGTGGTACGTAGGACGGCCTTTTTTACCGCAGTAGGTATTGCAAAGAAAGCTTATCCCACCTTAGGGGAGGGCGGTGTTATGACCTTTGCTAGGAACTTCATGGATGAGGCTATTGGTAACTATGCAGCAGCTCAACGTCCAGCTATGTTCCAAGGTACTGTAGGTATGGCTATGGGCTTGTTCCAGACCTATATGCTTACTATGGCACAGCAGATATATAGGCAAGTAGAGACGAGGAACTGGCAGGCTTTAGCAAAGATGATGCTTACACAGCAGACTATCTTCGGAACAGCTTCTCTCCCCGGCTTCCATCCTATATCCGAGCTGATAGGCAGCCATTACTCTGATGATAACTATGACATCACATCCTCTACCTTCAGAGCCTTCGATGATAAGACCTCAGAGATGATACTATATGGGCTGCCTTCGCAGCTTGTGGGTATTACTACTAGGGGAGATATTCAACCACGCGTTCCTCTAGCAGAAGGTGTATCTAGCCTGCTTCCCTCTATCAATATCCTTACGCAGAGCTTCGCTGCTATGGATAGAGTAGCCTCTGCTGCTTTCACTGTTAATGAGAATGCAGGGGTTGCTATGCTGGAAGCCCTATCGCTTCAGTCTATCAGTCGACCTATTGCTAGGCTGAGTGAGCTGGGCAGTGGCCATGCTATTACATCTACAGGGAAGCTCATATCTACGGCAGAAGATATCTATACGCCAGCTGGGGTAATCTCTAGGGTCTTTGCCGCACGACCAATAGAGGAGATAAAAAATCGCGAGGCCTTGCACCTAGATTCCTTATATGGCTCCATTGATAAGAAGAAAAGGTCTAAGTTAACAGCTCGCTTGAAGAGCCATCTGGCTAATGGTACTCTAGATCAGGAGGTGATAGAGAATCTAGCCTATGAGTATATGAGAACAGGGAGTCCTACTGGCTGGAGGAGTGCTGTGAATGAGGCTATAGGGCAGACTTCTAGGACTGGCTCTGCGAATGTACGGGAGCATCTCTCCAAGAACTCCGCTCTTATGAGCATGATGGATGACCTAGACTAAGGTAGTTAAGTAGAAAGCAAGACAAAAGAATGCCCCACCTTGTGAAAGAGTGGGGCCTTTCTTTAGTCGCTTACTAGGAACCAATCGTTCTCCAGTAAGTCAGCCTGCGAGGCTACCCAAGGAACTATCTGGCCACCTGATGTTCTAATATCAATGTGCGACATGTAGTTGATAGTAGTACCTTCGGGATAGATGCCTAGAAGTGGAGGCCTGCTGACTTGGAATCGGCTACCCTTGACTAGGAGTAGGAACATCCCTGCTCCATTCCACCCTACCCTAGCAACCTTATGTCCTACCTTCAGGGCCTCCAGAGCGAAGCCGAAGGTCAGGTTGCTGACTGGGTAATAGGATTGCTCGAAGACATCCGCAGGACTCCAGCTTACATAGCCCTCGTACTCTGGGGTATTCGGCTTATTGCTACTTTCTGTATATTCTACCAAGTATCCTGTATCCTCCCCGCTCTCATTCTCTGGTAGTTGCCAGCCTCGGAACTCATTATACGCCGCACGAGTCATCGGGATTGCATTCACTACCTTAGTTCCTATGTATTGGTTCATTTCACTTCTCCTTATATTATACTGCAATTAGTAACCACCTACGAACATATCCTTTTGTTTCGGTTCTCGTAGAATCTTCAGCATGTGGTGAGCCTGATGAAGCGCATCGGATAGTGCGGTATGCTTAATCCCTACGAATTCATCAGGTTTGATTCCTTTGTTCTGTGGTAGGTTCTTCAATGTCCTGTAGCATCTGCCATTAAAGGGTTTCCACGGCTGTACCATTCCTACCTGTTCATATACTGCTTGTAGGATAGGAATGTCGAAGTCTGCTCCATTGCCCCATACATAAGCCTCCCCAAGTTTTAGCTCCACCTTCCGCAGCCAGTCACTGAATGCACCTAGTGCTTCTATTACTGAGGTATGCCCTGAGAAAGCTTCCTCTCTCGCTGCTTGGGATTGCCTACCCCACCAAGACATAGTACCAGGAGAATCGACGAGGCCTATCCTTAGAGCATCTTGATGCGAGATAGTCTGGTAGAACTGCTCCTGCCCATCTAGTGTACATGCCCCAATAGCTAGTACACAACATCCGGCCGAGGTTCCTGTTGTCTCTAGATCAATCATTATATCTGTGCTCATAATCTTTATTCTCCTTCCCTTAAGTTAGTCTATCTACTCACTGATGTAACATGGCTCAGCCCGAATACATCTCTGTACAGGGCCTCCCATTTCTCTGGCGATATAGCAACCTCACTCATAGCCATAGAGCCTGCAAGGGTTCCCAGTACCCATATCTCCTGCATATCTGATATAGAGTTATAACGAACACCTGAGAACTCACCCTTCTTTAGTTCCGAGGAAGTCTGGAAGTCTGTATGGTTAGGCCTCTTAAACTCCTCGCTCTTACTTATACTTGATATAATATTTGCCATGTTAGAATGTCCTTTCTTCTGGGGTTAGATATTCAGGAAGAAGCAAAGCCTCGTCCCACTTCTTCTGCTCTCTGTGCAATGGCATATAGCCTTGCTTATTCTTTACAGTTATTACCTGCACCTTATCTGAGGTCATCAAGTTCTTCATAATGATACCTAGCTCTTTGACATCAGATAAGTCTTTAGCTACTATCTTCCACAGGTCTGAATGACTCATAGGACTATGCGCCTTTGTAAGCACGTCGATGATAGAGTTAGCTACATCACTGTATTTGCTCTTGCCAAATTCTCCTAAAGCTTTCGGCATTCCAAGCTCTGCTGCATGTAAGACTGTGTTGGCCTTCAATGCGTCCTCTGCTGTGAGTGAGGTTCTGTGTTCAGATAGGGCTGTGAGTATTGTCAGTTTTAGTAGGTGGATAAATCGACGAGCGGAGTAGTCTGAGAATCTATTGTCCTCTACCCCAGGGTCTGTCTTGTACATTCTATCCAGCATTGCGTCAGCTCCCGCTGTGCGTGTGATTGCTCCTTTGAGGTCAGTTCTTATTTTCTGTAGGGTATCTACTATTTGATCGGCGGCGTCTTCTTTTACAGGGGCTGGAAAGGTTATCCTGTGTTCTGTCATATCTGCGTGAATCATCAAGAGCCTAGAAAGAATGCCTGTGCCTAAGGCCTCTGGGGGAATGGCCATGCCTAAGCCTTTAACTGTTGCACCTCCTAGTATGTTAATTGTAGGCTTGTCAATCACTACACTCTTTCCATGAAGTTTAGGGTGCTCGTACTTATCGAGGTTATCCCATAGGTTTGTAAGGGCTGTGAGAAAATCCATATTCCCTTGCCCTATAAAGTCTAGGAACTCTCCATTAGCTACCAATACTTCGGAGGGAGCATCAAGGACTAAGGCTTCTAAATCCATTTCGTCGAAGTCTGCCCTTCTAGCCATGTCCATGAAGAATCTCTCTTTAGATGTCCTATCCTTTGCAAAGGTTTTATACCCAGCTTTCTCTAATACAGTCCTAGCTATGCCAATAGCACTGGACTTCCTAGTACCAGGCGCTCCTAGCAGTAACGTGTACTGATTAGGGAAGATAGGCTTATGCCCAAAGGGTAGGAACACCTCCCTGCCTATCATGGATGAGATTGTAGATAAGGCACACCATCTGTGGAATATCATGGGAGCTTCAGAGTCCCCTACGTATTTGAAGTACTCGGAGAAATAGTCCATGCCCTATTCTCCTACTTCTATATCCTCCACCAACTGAGCTACCTCTACCAAAAGGGCTTGTATTCTAACCCTGTTCTCGAGGAGGAAGCTATCAGAGGTTTTGGCGTATTCTAGGAGTAGGTCTGCTTTATCTCGTAGCTTCTGGCTAATTATTAGATTCTTATTTGGGTTCGTTGACATCTTACTTCTCCTTTACTATCTTAGACATTGTACCCCACGAGTCTCCTACCTTTATATCTACTGGTATCCGCAGGGTGCGACCGTGAATTATAACTGGGTTATCCATTGCCGCAAGAACTTCTGCTCGAATATCCGTTCGTCCTGTCCGGTACTGTCCTAGCACTGAATCGTGAACTTGGGCTTTTATTCGGAGGTTTCCCTTATGCTTTTTAACAAGCCCCCAAACCTTCCATAGGCCGATATTAAGGATAGATACTGATAAGTTCTGGGGTGCGTGTGCAACGGCAGAATTGAACGCTTGGTGGCTCTTTTCTACGTTACCAAAGAAGTGCCGCACGTGCCCCAATGGACTCCGTAATTTGTGCGTGGAGATAATTTCATTTCTTACTTCCTGATACCATAGCCTCACTCGATAGAAGGGAACATGGTAGGAGTCCAACAAGGTCTGCGCGAATTGCTTCAAGGTAAGATAGCCATGCTTAGGCTTTGCCTCCAGTGAGATATTAGCTGATAGGTGCGCGGAGGCATCTATAAGATTCTGCGCTCCAGCATTCTCTACGAAGGTAGCTGCTCCCATCATGTAGTTTGTACCATGCACAATCTTCTTTAGAATCTTGTTACGGAATTCCTTACTCACCATGTTATATGGTATGCCAAAGAAGAGAGTCCCTAGAGAAGTGTAGAAGTCTTTATCAGGGTCTTCCAGAGCGGCTATAAGTTTTAGGTCTTGAGCTAGATAGGCGGTGCATCGAGCCTCACTCTGCGAGTTATCTATCTCGAAGCCCTCAAAGCCCTCTTCCATTATCAGCATACTCTTGGCATAAGATGGAATATTCTGCACCTGTGTGCCACACCAGAAGGAAGAGGAGGAACAGGCCATTCTTCCAGTCTCTGTGCCAAAAGGATTAAGACTCCATAGGAGCCTACCGCCTTTCCTCAGGAAGTCCATGTAAGTGGAGATAGCTTTCCTAGCTTCCCTATACTCTGTGATTGAATCAGTTACTCTCAAGAGGATAGGATGCTGGGAGCCTACGGCGGCGAGGTTCTTAGCATCAGTACCCCGTGCCTTCCGTACCTTACCTCCTGCTGCTGTTCTCTTCATTCCTACATGGGGGTCTGCTGCTCCTAGTACATCATAGACATATGTTTGCACTTGCTTAGGGGAAGAGGGATTGAAGTTAGGGTCTGCAAGGATTACTCGCAGCTTTCCTAGGTTACTCTCCAATCTAGCTTCCTCCTCTCCTCGCAAGACTAGGCGCTTCTCCTCGGAGATAGCGAAGCCCTCAAAGTTACAATAGAGGGCTGGATACACTAGCTTGAACTGGCTCTGGTAATTCTTCTTTGCATAGGCAGGTAGATTCCATAGGTAGTGGATTGCTAGGAGTGCAGTGGTGAATGTATCCTTTGCATTATAAGCCCAGTACCTGTTGATATCCTGTGCTTTGGATGCTAGGTTAGCCTCTGACTTCCACTGGCAATAGTCATAGAGGTGGATGGATGCTACATAGTCAAGGGTCTTGGGAAGCTCGGAGAACTCAGCGTGCATCAAAGCCATAGTATCCAAGACCCAATTATGGGGTTCTGCATTGTACACAATAGAGTGCGTGGCATCATACATACCATTGTGCATGGCCTTAGCCATAGGTAGCTTATTCACCGCTTGCAGGAATTGGAGCGCCCTCTTATAGTCTGCATCCGTTTTCCAATGCTCTTCCATAAAGCTGATAAGAGGGAGTACATAAGTATGCAGGGTAAGATCAGCATATACAGCAGTCCAAGAGCAACAAGTGATGACAGTCTCACCAGCTTCGAGCGTCTCATTATCCTCAGGTAGTGTCTTGGTTTCGATGTCATAGGCTAGGAACTCTGCTTTCTTTAATTGCTCAAAGGCGTCGAAGAACATGCTTACTTCAGTAAGTACCTCAAAGGAGAACTCTCTTATAGGCCTATCTACTGAATGGAATTTGGCGAGGTCTTTCTCTAGTACCCATGTACCATAAGGAACTGTCTGCGTCTGGGCAAGGGAGTTACCTACTATACAAGGGACGGAGAAGTTCAACCTAGACCCCCTCCAATCATTTAGTGAAGGCTTAGAGCCTGGCACACAATTAGCTAGGGTATCTGGGTTGATAAGGAAGATAGCATCGCACCCAGCAGTTTGTGCCTTAGCTACCAACTCTCCCAATGATAGGGTGGAGCTAGTAGCTATAGCCTGAAGTCCAGCTTTCTTTAAAAAGTACTGAAGAACTGGTAAGTAGTTCTGCTCTGTTTTATTGTAATTCACTAGGACTCTCATACTTCTTACCTCTCTTCTTTCTTAGGATAGGATGGTGTCTAGGGTTAGCTTCTTCACAGGCTTAAGGCATTTGTGAACCTCGCCGGTTTTGATAGAGTATAGCACCCACCCTCCATCCTTTTCTTGCTCCCAAGCTAGATTATCTTTACCACAGAACTTGCAGGTAGTCTCCGAGGGTTCGTCGAAGTCATCTATATCTTGGTAGCAATTGTCGTAGTATGGCATTGTTTTTCCTCCTCTTGGTGTTCAGGGCAGACTGCGTGGTCTGATGCAGAGACTCTTATCCTTCCGCATATAGGGCACTTGGTTAGTATATCCTCCTGATAGTACGGGGACTTGTGCCTGCACTGGGAGTATAGGGGGTCATCTAGGAAAGACATAGGGCACTCCCTATTAAGGAAGCCACTGCGATTGCTAGGGCTGCGCTCATTGCTAGAATAGATAAGACGAACCCATACTCTCTCCATAGCTGTCTCAAGGCTCTCTTAATTCTATAGATGTTCATTCTGTTTCTCTCTCTCTTTCTTTCGTGGTTGATAAGTATCTATTACACAACCCCCTACGTGCTAACCTAAAATGTAAGGGGTTGGTTACTAGGTACTTCTGTTGGGTACTTCTGTTGGGTTAGGCCTTCTGCTGAACGACGCGAATTTGCACGTTCTCGTATTCGCCACCAGCCGGATTAGGAGACTTCTTGATAGTAAGGCGCGCATCAAAGGTAGCACCCTTGACACTGCCCATCATATCCCCAAGTGATACCCCAATCAGGTCAGAGGCTGCCATGATACCTTTAATACGGGCTTTGAAGTAGCCAAGACCTTGCTCCGTAGCCATGAAGGTTTCCGTAAACATCGTCCCATTAGGGACAGGAGAGCCACCATCTGCCACGCTCTTGGTTTCTTCTACCGTATAGGTAATCTTCAGACGCTGAGCTTCGCCACCAGCCTTAGGCTTGTAAGTCTCAATCTTGCAGTCCTTTACGCCTAGAGTGTATTCACCAGCCGGAGGATTGCTGTAGTCAGGAGCATCTGGCACGTTATCCAGTGTATCTTCCACCATTGCGTTGAGGTCTAGGAGAGTGCGTTCTTGTGTAGTCATGATATTTCCTTTGGTTAAGTTAAGTTACTATTGATACTACTTACTAGGGGCTAGGATGCCCCCTTCTACAAGGATAGACCGCATTGATAGTTCTTTGGAAGCCTCTATCTTTGCGTTTACCCGTGATCCTGTTGTTACTTCTGCCTTGTACGTAGAAGATGAACCAGCGGCGTGCTTGCCCATCTTAATCTCTGTGTATATAACAGTACCAAAGTACTTAGCTACCTTCTGGCAGAAAGCTCTAGTGCCTATCAAGGGGTAGAACTTATCTCTCTTTACCCCATTATACTCTTCCTCGATAGGGATTACATGGGTGATAACTACGAAGTTAGTATTGTGAGCTGCTTGAATGACAGAGCAGATGTCTCCTAGCCACTTCACTTGTAGCCCATACTCATCCCAGCCTGGCTTAGCTTCCACTGACTTACCTGCCATTGCCATTGCTAGTGCTGAATCCCCTAGCTGTGAGCCAGAGTCAATGACAATCAAGTCCTCATGTGTAAGAGAGGATAAGAGGAAGTCTACGAAGGTAGCTTCTGGGCTTTTAGCACACTCAGCGCAGGCAATCTTACCATGAATATCACAGATTCTAATAGGAGCTTTAGAAGAGAATGCCTTGAGGATAGTCTCGCATCCCCGAGGCAGCGCCCTTGTATCTGGGATACTGATTAAGGTAATCTTTCGTAGCTCTTCTTGAGTAAGCCCCATGTGTAGGAGTGTCTCTGCTCCATTCTCTAAGTCGAACCAGACTATCTTCTTTAGTTCAGGGATACGAGCAGCAGTAGCTACAAGAAGGGTCTTACCTGTTTTGGGCTGCCCGTATAGAAGGATGGAATGATTAGGTCTTTTGGCTGATACTCTATTTGCAAGGTCGGCGAGGTTCATGCTCCTTGCTCCAAGCCCTCTTGATAGAGGATAGCATCCAGTCCTTGAACTTCCTTGACGCAGGAATCCACTAGAGCCTTCTGTAGCTTGTCATAATCTGGACCGCCATAGGCGTCGAGGTTCTCCTTTTTAGCTTCTACTCGCATATTATGTAGACGCTGTACCATAGCTATCTTATCCTCTAAGAGCATGTACCCAGCAGGAAATTCTATCTTGGTTGTTGTAGTGGTTTTCATTTAGCTTACCTACCTTTCGTGTGTGTGTTTAGAGTGTTTGTTCTACAAGCTGTGCGTAACCTGCGATATCATGCCAGTTGTCAGCATAGAAGGGATCTCCATTCAGAATTCTACCTATCTTATTAGCTTGGGCTTCCAGACTTTCTTTCATAGCAGGGGTAAGGGAGTCCCAGTTTGGGGAGTCCTTCATAGCATCCTTGAGATTCTGTGCAATACGTGCCACTTCCGCAAAGTCTCCGTATCTTTTCCCCCGCTCCTTAAGTGTAGCGGATACTTGATTCCTACTGCGTCTAGCTTGTGTCATTATATTACTCCTCTTCTTCTGTGGTTGTGGTATGCTGGAACCTCGGCAGTCCTGATGGTAGCAATGCTACAAACCATAGCCTATGGGCTACCCGTAGCTGAGTTGAGGCTGCATATCTGTATAGTACAAGCCCATTCCTAGGTGTTCCATTCTCTAGTGCCATTCGCACGTCAAGGTCTAGGATTTCTATTGTCTTGCCGGTAGTAGAAGAGCGATACTTCCCTTTTGTCAGCAAGGAAGTGGAGTGTATCCTACCCTGTAATGCATCTCTTGCTGATGAGAGGCCTCTTTTAGCTACTGCGTTTGTGCGAGTCATAATCCTAGCTCCTATGAATGTGAGATTCAATCAACTGTGGAAGAGAGTACCTAAACTGGTATTCTATTTGGTCATCCTCTGCCGTCGTTTCCTTATATCTATCCAAGGTTTGTAGGGTGCAGGTTCCGAAGTGCTTACAGGGACGCATATACTGTAGGCAATTCTTACCCCTTAAAGGAAAGACACCTAGTTCTAGCATCTGCTCTAACCTACCTGTATCCATGCCCAAAGAGATAAACCAGTTGAGCCTATCTTGCAGGGTTTTAGGGTATGTCTTTACATGCACAGTAGGTGAAAATTTCGAGGTTTCGCTTCTTGTCCCTATCTGTCCTACTAGATAGATAACATCGTATTCTGAATGCTCCTCCCCTGCTATCTGATCTAGGACAATAGAGTAACCTAATGCTTGTCCTGAGTTCTTATATAGAGGGTCGATGTCATGCAATGATAGCCCTGTTGTCTTGTTCTCAAGGATAGCATAACGCCCACTCCAGCGATTCTTTAGAACAAGGTCGATATAGCCTACGAAATAAATCGCGTGGTCTGGCTGTGAACCTAGGTCATCTATTCTGAAGCTCAGCTCAACTGCCGGCTTACCCTGAAAGAAAGCTACCTCCCAATCTAGTAGAAGGTCATCCAGTTTAGGAAAGGTTACTAGGAGAAGATTCAATAAAATCTCTTCTGTGCGCTTATCATCCTCGAGGATAGGCCAGTATGCTTTCCATGCTGCTGCTAGTGCAAGGTCAGGCTCTTGGGTGAGAAGGTAAGTAGATACCCCCTCACCGAATGCCTTACCAAAGACAGTAGCTGGATAATCGCGCTTCTCTTGCTCCCCCTCCAAGAGTCTATCTAGCTGGAACATTCGCTC